GAGGTATCTCATCAGCAAGAGGATTCGGATCGATTCAGCTGGGCATTCACCACCACGCCTGTACAAGTGCCGTTTGCCCGATCAACTGCCCATTTAATCGTAGATGGGATGGTAGGATATTCTTGGATGCTCGCGGATCTTGAGGACGTGCTCTACGGAAACGCATCTGAGCCACCTCGTCTCCCCACGCCACAAGAAGTCTGGGAAATCGTCGAGCAAGCTTCATTGCTGCTTGTGGTTGATCATGGCGATGGGACGTTTAGCGTCATCGGGCCTGATTCGGCAATTACAATGCTGGACGCCACTACGTTCCAAATCGATTGGCCGTCAGTTATCATTCTAAATCCTGACGAATACCAAATCAGCTCTCTTTAGGAGGGGAAATGGCCACCGTTCAAAGTATGACTTTACCTCGGCTGTTAGCCCTCGAGGCCGATACGGTTGTCGGAGGACATATAGATGGTTCCGGTAATCTAATTCTTGAACAACACGACGGTTCGACAATCGATGCTGGATCTGCTCTGGCGGCAATTCCCGATGCAAGTGAGACTGTCAAGGGAAAAGTTGAACTGGCTACGTCGGCCGAAACGATAACTGGAACTGATGCTGTAAGAGCTGTCACACCAGCGGGCCTTCAGGCAAAAGTTGCTAGCGATACTGCAAAAGGAATAGTCGAACTAGCAACAAACGCGGAAGCTACTACCGGAACTGACAATACTCGAGCTCTAACTCCCGCAAATCTACCGGTCGCAGTTACCACGCACGTTGCCGCTGCAAGTACGACCGTTTCGGGAAAAGTTGAACTGGCTACGTCGGCCGAAACGATAACTGGAACTGATGCTGTACGGGCGGTAACTCCTCAAGGTCTTGCGGCGGCTGTCGCTTTGTCAGGCAAGGGCGTTCTCGGTTGTCAGTACACCAACACCAATACTACTGTAGCTAGTACAACATCTTCGGAGGTAGCAGTTCCCGCCGCATCCTGGGCGGTTGAGCCGACTTACACCTTTGTGAATGGCAGACTGTACAAACTGACTATTTGCTACGGTCCTAATAATGATAGTGGTTCATCCAGCTGGATGATTATGCAAGTCAGAAAAGGTTCAGCCTCAACAACTGGGACTATACTGAATAAGCACTATTATCATTATCCTGCCGGCTTTGGAGGATTAGGAGCTAGTGTTCAAACGGTAGCTTATGTAAAAAACAATAGCGGCTCGAATGTGGCGACAAAACTCTCTATGACAATGGCAAATTCCGGCGCTGTTGGGAACGCACGGTTCTGGACCGGGAGCCCTGCGGGGGGTGATGCTCTTTCGATTTTAGTAGAAGATATTGGAGGCGTAGCAGATTTTGCCGACCTTGCGAATCTCGCGGTACAAATCTAAGGAGCGTAAGATGCCATATTCTCCCGATGTTGATCTAGGCGCTAGGAGACAATGGGAGCTCGCTGCAACCCATACACCAACTGGCGTAACGATCGTTTGTTCCGTATCCCCAACGGGCTTGGCGACGGAAGCACAGAGAGATGCCGTGTTCCAAGCGTTTCTAGACAAACTGGTCACGCTTAACAACGTCACCATCGATTACGCTCGCAAAACCACTCTCTATCAATCCAACGTAACTCCTACCTGACAACAAAAGGAGCCGTTTTGATAACCATGTCTTCTAGCGGCTCCTTCAAGCACACTGAGGCTTTTCTCAAAGCCATGAAGACGCTGCATAATCAAATCATGCTGATGCTTGATTCCGCAGGAAAATTAGGAGTTACAGCTCTGTCACTGGCAACACCGGTGAGGACTGGTTTGGTGGCTTCTTCATGGAGTTATAAAGTAGGCGCCAAGGACGGCAAATACTCGGTTGTCTGGATGAACACAGACATTGAGAACGGTTTTCCCGTGGCAATTATGCTTCAATACGGATACGCAACTGGTACTGGTGGTTTTGTACAAGGTCAGGATTATATCAATCCAGCTATCAGGCCCATATTTGACAAAATAGCAGACCGAGTGTGGAAGGTGGTGACCTCAGCGTGAGGAGCATTGATCCTAGAGTTGTTCAGATGACGTTCGACAACAAGGAATTTGAGAAGAACGCCCAAACAACTCTTCACACACTCGATACTCTCAACAAAGGGCGCAAGCTCGATGGCGCTACTAAAGGTCTGACTGATCTCGGAGCGGCAAGTAAAAACGTTCATTTGGGTCATATCGAGCAACGTGTTAACGCCATTGCCGACAGATTCAAAGCGTTGTCGGTTATTGCTATCACCGCTCTCGCGAACATCACCACACAAGCATTTCATACAGGTACGGCGCTGGTCAAATCTCTTACCGTAGATCCCATCAAGACCGGCCTCAACGAATACGAAACAAACCTGAACTCGATTCAGACTATTCTGTCGAACACACAATGGCAGAACACCGGTCTGAACGATGTCAACAAAGCTTTGCAAATCCTGAATGAATATTCCGATCAGACCATCTATAACTTCTCGGAGATGGCACGGAATATTGGTACGTTCACTTCGGCCGGCGTTCAATTGGCAGTTGCAACCAACGCGATTAAATGTATCGCTAACCTTGCTGCTATATCTGGATCAAACTCGCAGCAGGCTGCTACGGCCATGTACCAACTTTCCCAAGCGTTGGCAGCGGGTAAGGTCGCACTTATCGACTGGAACTCAGTTGTTAACGCCGGCATGGGCGGTAAGGTCTTCCAAGACGCTTTGATGGAGACTGCCCGGGTTCATGGCGTAGCGATTGATACGATTATCAAGGATGCTGGGAGCTTCCGAAATTCTCTGGAAACTGGATGGTTGACGTCCGGAATCCTCACCGAAACTTTATCGAAGTTCACCGGTGATCTGACAGCAGCACAGCTCAAGACTATGGGGTACAACGACCAGCAAATTGCCGGCATCTTGAAGATGGGGCAAACTGCTCAGGATGCGGCCACCAAAGTCAAGACGCTGTCTCAACTTATCAATACTCTGCAGGAAGCTGCAGGATCAGGTTGGGCGCAGACATGGCAGATCATATTTGGTGATTTCGAAGAAGCTCGAAACATGTTCACCGACGTTAATAACGTCATTGGTGAGTATGTCAAGACTACCGCGGACATGCGGAATAAAGTACTCTCTGATTGGAAGGCGCTCGGCGGTCGTGCTGCTGCGATTGAGACGATTAGCAATGCGTTCAACGCTCTTCTATCCGTTGCTAAGCCCATTCGAGACGCATTTCGAGAGATATTCCCGGCGGTCACAGGGAAGCAGCTATATGAGATCACAGTCATACTTAGGGATTTCACAGCTGGTTTGAAGGTCGGTTCCGAAACCGCAGATAAGCTCCGGAGGACATTCGCCGGAGTCTTTGCAGTTTTCGGCATCGGATGGGATATTGTCAAGGAAGTAGCGAAGACTCTATTCCGTTTGTTCGGAATCGCCTCGGAAGGCTCTGGCAGTTTCCTCGAGATCACTGCTAACATCGGTGATTTTCTTGTTGCGCTAAGACAAGCAATCAAGGATGGTGAAGGTTTCGCTAAGATATTCCAAGTGATTGGGAATGTCTTGTCGGTACCAATCATCCTCCTCAAGATTCTTGCCGGATATTTGTCGGGATTGTTTAAGGATTTCGACGGTCAGGCTGCCGTTAAGGGTCTGACGGGTCTAGCCGGTAAGTTCGAGCCGTTGACCAAAATGGGCGAGGTTATAGCCAAAGTCTGGGGCAGAGTTAGTTCTGTCTTGGATGAGGTGGCGAAGGACTCTTCTCGCGTTGGTCAAATAGTTGCGGACTGGTTCGGTGAGTATGGCACCTATATTTCGAATCTGATTAAGCAGATCGACTTTGGTGATGTTCTTAAAACTGTCAACACTGGTCTCTTCGCGACTTTGTTGTTGATGATTCAGAACATATTTGGCGGAGGTGGCGGAGGAATCTTCGGATCTATCCGTGAATCCTTCGATCAGTTGACCGACACGATGCAGACGATGCAGACAACATTGCGAGCAGCAACATTGCTCCAAATTGCCGCTGCTATCGGCATTCTGACCATATCTGTCGTTCAACTGTCTAAAGTCGACGCAGCAGGATTGACCCGATCTCTCACCGCAATCACAGTGATGTTCGGTCAGCTATTGGGGACCTTGCTTCTGTTCGAGAAGTTCTCTGGTTTTGCCGGCCTCGCCAAGATGCCTTTGATCACGGCAGGACTTATTCTGCTCGCTGTGGCTGTAAAGATTCTAGCCTCAGCTGTCAAAGATTTGGCAGATCTCAGTTGGGAGCAACTCGCTAAAGGTTTGACCGGAACAACAGTCTTGCTGGGTGCGCTCATCGCTGCTGTTAAATTGATGCCCCCCTCGCCAGATCTAATCGCTACTAGTGTGGCGTTGGTTATCCTTTCAGGGGCTGTCAAGATTCTCGTCAGTGCTGTTACTGATTTGGCAGGACTGAGCTGGGAGGAACTTGCTAAAGGTCTAGTGGGTGTCGGCGCCGTGTTGGCCGCACTTACCCTCTTTACCAAGTTCGCTACAGTCGACAAGGGCGGTCTTCTCTCTGGTGCCGGCATTGTTCTTCTTGCGGTGGGTATTAAGATCCTCGCAAGCGCAATGCTTGACTTTGCCAGTCTCACATGGGAAGAAATAGGCAAAGGCCTAACTGCTATGGCGGGCGGGCTGGCTTTGATCGGCGCGGCTCTGGCTTTGATACCCCCGTCGTCGATTATATCTGCAGCCGGGGTTCTGGTCACTGCAATGTCTCTTGGGATGATTGCAGACGCTCTTGTCAAAATGGGCGGAATGTCTTGGTCGGATATCGGTGCTGGTTTGACCGCACTAGCCGGTGCTATTACTATCATCGGTCTGGCTATATCCTTGATTCCTCCGACTGCACCTCTGTCGGCCGCGGGGATATTGCTAGTGGCTTTGTCTCTGGGTATGATCACAGACGCTCTTGCCAAGATGGGTTCTCAATCATGGGAATCTATTGCTAAGAGTCTTGTGACGCTAGCGGGAGCTCTTGGAATCATCACCCTCGCTATGAATTTCATGACAAGCGCTCTTCCAGGCGCAGCTGCATTGCTTATTGTGGCTGGCTCTCTGGCTATATTGGCACCTATCATTCAGATGTTTGGGCAAATGTCTTGGGGCGAGATTGGCAAGGGTCTTCTTACCTTGGCCGGTATATTCCTTGTTCTAGGCGTAGCTGGTGCGGTTCTAACACCAGTTGTCCCAACCCTTCTGGGACTTGGCATTGCCATCGCTTTGATTGGCGTTGGCCTTGCCGCCGCGGGTGTGGGTATTCTAGCGTTCTCAGTAGCTGTTGCGGCGCTTAGTATATCTGGCGCTGCATTGACGGCTACGATCATCGCCATAGTTGCTGGTTTGATCGGTCTGATTCCAACTCTGGCTGAACAAATCGGTTTGGGCCTGATAGCCATCGCCGGCGTTATCGCCAATGCGGGTCCTGCGATACTCAAAGCAATCACGACAGTACTTCTTGCTCTTCTCCAAGCGATAATCGACATAGCGCCAAAGCTTGAAGAAGCAATACTCGTACTGGTTGATTTGCTTATCAACGTTCTCGTGGAAGCGGTTCCGAAATTAGCTGAGGCTGGCTATAATATTCTCGTTGGTGTCTTGACGGCTATTCGAAACAACATTCGCCAAGTTGTGGATGTGGCTCTTCAGATAGTTGCGCAGTTCATCAAGGGCCTAGGTGATGGTCTACCTAAGGTAATTCAGGCCGGTGTCGAGTTCATCATCAAATTCATCAATAGTCTAGCTGATGCCATTCGAAACAACTCGGATGAGCTTGGTAGGGCTGGCGGGAATCTGGCATCTGCTATGATTGAAGGTATGGCAAAGGGTTTACTAAGTGGAGCAAGCGAGGTTACGAAAGCTGCCAAGAGGGTGGCTAAGAATGCTCTCGATGCTGCGCTGGATTTCCTGGGAATCAAGTCTCCGTCCAAGGAAACGTTCTGGATGGGTCAGATGTTCGATGAGGGTGCGGCACTTGGTATCAGTCGGTACGCCAA